AATTTCCGATATTGCGGCGCTGCTCTGAGCAGGAGCCTGTATTATGTCGTTTGTTTCCATTTTTATTCCTCCTCAAACAAGTTTTAACTGTCCGTCATTCATTAAAAGCACTTCGGCATCATATTCTTCATCAAGCCCTGTGCCTTCCAGTTCTACAAGCTCCCCATAATCATCATAAACGCAAGGTTTCGCATCAAACAGCCTTTTGCTGTCGCCAAAGCGTTCGATAATTTTTGCTTTCATTTCCTCATCAGTAAAAGCATCATAAATGTTGTTATTGCGTTTTAGCTTAAAAAGCTTGTATAACTGTTCTCGATACCCGAAGTGTTCCATACAGCTCTCCCAAGCCTTTGGGTGTGTTTGTCTCAGAACAGACAAGTGATTGTCTTTAAATTGCAAATCCGTGCCACACATAATACAGCCATTGCGTTTGATGCGCTGTGTACTGCCATCTTTCGCCGTATATGTAATATCATATAGTGGCGAATATTCAAGGCCGTATTTGTGAATGTATTCCCAAACATCGTCATCAGTCCATAGACCAATGGGGGAAACATGATAAAATGCCCCGTCCTTGATGTGTGGTCTGTGACTTGCAAATATATGGCCTCTTGTCGCTATGCTTGTCATTCGGCTATGGCTTTCGGAAGCCATAAGCCCCTTGAAAATCATATCCACATCAAGCTCCGCCTGCAATCTCTCGGAAGGCTCCTTTTTGAGGAGCTTACAGCAGTGCTGAGAGAACTTGCACTCTCTGAGAATATCATAGTATTCTTTTAGCTTGCTTTTTTCGCTCTCAGTTTGGGAATATTTTAGAAAGCATTCAATGTTTATTCGGTGTGCGTCTAACTTGGAAGCTGACTTACCGAGCAGAGGCGCACCATACTGTTCAACGCAATACGCAAATGTCTTTGGCTCTCCTTTAAAGAAACAGTTTGACCTATTAAGCGTATATCCTCTCTTCCTCGCCGCCTCGATTAGCGCCTTCTGACCTTTAAGCTTGCCATCAGGCTTCAAGATTTCTGAAAGGCAGCCTTCTTCTTCAAGCAAAGCCACAATTTCTCTTGCAAAATCGTATCGGAGTTCGGGTTCTTCAAGTCTTGATAACTTAGTTTCCTTGAAGTTGTTCTTGAAATGTTCTTTCCCGTATTTTCTCGCAAATTTCAAGCTTTCGGGAAACTCAATACCTGTGTTTCCGAATATGCCATATACACTCAAAAATTCTTCAGGAAAATTTCGCTCAAACAGATTTGCAACTACTTGTGAATCTTTACCACCCGAAAAAGCTATAGCCATTTTATGCTTGCTAAGAGCGATTGCCCGTCTGATTATTTCAATGGATATCTGCTCTTTTACTTCCAGTGGAAGTTTCTGCATCTCATTTATCTCTGTAAATCGGTAAGATGGCTTTATGCAAGATGAAACATTTATTTCCATACTTGACAACCTCCTCTGAATATCCTATAATAGGATTGTCTTATTTATCTTTTTGCCGTGTACGGTTCCCGCCGTCACGGCTTTTTCTTTATTCGTCATCATCGCCCTCACCCGCAAGACGAATGTTTTCGATGTACTGGCACAGCGTGAAAATCGCTAATATAACGACAATGCCAACAGCGGAGACATGATATGCTGCCTCAAATATTACTGCTATCACTTGCCTTCCTCCTTCCTTTTGGGGCAAAATACCCGCCGTCCGCAGTATCTATAATGTACTGAGGAGATTGGACGTACAGCCCATACGTCATGCCCAGCTCATCTGCACGGCGGCTTACCGCCTCGATGCTTGGGCTTTTGGAGCTTTTAGTAGCATCACACTTCTTCTTTGCCATAACATTTCACTCCTTGCAAACATCTGTGATAACCGCCTCGACCAGATCGTCAAGACTGTTTTCAGCGAAAATCCTGTCCTTTGCCTTAGCTTCGGCAGCTTCTCTCGACCCAGCCGATACGCTGTACACATCGTTGAATGCGCCGCCCTTGAACCTGAGGTGGACATATACGTTGTATGTGCTCATTACTTTACACCTGCCTTTTCCTTAGCCGCTTCGAGCAGCTTCTTGTCGATGATACGCTTGAGGCATTTTGCCATAATCTCAGGGCTTGGCTCGTTCACGAGTATGATCCTGCGTCCGCTTTCGGACATCATTTCTCTGGTGGGATAGTTCTTGTCCATGATTTCCTCCTTCCTGTCCTGATTTCGGGACAGATAATGTGTTATATTGGAAATAGGTTTATTGCTCGATAAGTGGGGTAATCCCCTCAGATTTGAGCAGATCGTAAATGAACAGCCTGCCTTTCTGCGTCCAATAGGTATGCACTTTAGTGTGGGGATTACCGTCATTACCGTTGTACGTCTGGGTCTTGGTATTGGTGTAACCCTTTTCGGCATACTTGGCATACAAGAGCCATATGCCGCCCTGCTTGAACTGTACTTTCCTTTCATGCAGATGAGCATTGAGCCACACCGCCGATTTTCCATAGTCCTTGGCTATCTCAGTTGTGGATATCAGATCCTTGCAGTTGAGAACCACATCATAATAGCTTGCTTTGGGCTGAAGCTCGGCTATCTGTTGGGTCTGAACTGCAACAGTGGTTTCAAGCTTCTTATTTTTCAAGCGTTCTTCTTTCAAAGCTGTAAATGCCTTGATAGCAAGTTCGGGGTCATTGATTAACTCATCAACTGCATAAGCACCGTGTTTTCTGATACTTGGAAGCACTTCTGATGTAACCCAACGTTTAAACTCTTTTGCTTTCGGGAGCTTGCTGGAGAGGATAAGGCTGTAAAGTCCGCTTTCGTTGATAACGGTCATTTCCTGCGTACCGCCGAGGGTGTCACATTTCGTTACACCCTTATCTTCGCTGTCAACATGGTCAATCAATGCTTTTCTTGGATTTGTATATTCGAGAATTTCAGCCACATCTTTACCAACGAAATAAGGCTCGCCGTCAATTTCCATTGTTCTGACTTTTCCGAAGTCAGGACTTTCAAAAATTTTAAGTTCGTTCATTAGTTTTCCTCCTTCCTGTCCTGAAATTAGGACAGATAATGTGCTATACTGAAAATAGACATTATCTCTCTATTCCCAGTACCTGGGTGATGCAGTTTGCCATGCGCTCACTTTCACGTGCGCCGCACATAAACGCCTCGATTGTTCCTACAGTGTAGCCCGTGGCTTTTGATAGGTCAGCATATTTCCAGCCTCTGATGGAAAGTTGCTTTTTTACTTCTGCGATAAAAAGCTTGTAAATAATTATCACCTCGTTGCAAAAATGTAAATATTAAATTATTTTGTTTGGAAAGCTTGACAAAAGTCAGTAAAAGATGTACTATATAAGCATAAAGGACTTAATAGTATGTACTCTTGCTTATGAGAATTGCCGCTCTCATAGGTTCAGTTTCTTATTGACTATGTGTTGTGTTTTCCTTACAAAAAACATTATAGTACATAAATTGCTTACTGTCAATAGAAAAAGTACAAATATTTACCCTTTTCTCATTAAACAACAAAAAAGGAGTAAGAAAAATGTGTACTTTTGACAAAATATTAGAGGTTGCCAAGGCAAAGGGAATAACGCAGGTGCAACTTGCAAATCATCTTGGTGTCGGAAAGCAAGCCGTATCGGAGTGGAAAAAAGGTAGAAGTACCGCTTATATGAAGCGCATAGGGGAAATTGCAGAATTTCTTGGTGTATCTGTTGATTACCTTGTTGGTAATGAAGAACAGAACGACAACGAGAAGCTTTCTTTCGCTCTGTTTGGCACCGCCGATGTAGATGAAGAGGTTCTGAACGATGTTCGCAAATACGCTCAGATAGCCCGCAGAATGAGGGAAGAAGACAAGAAGAAAGAAGACTGATAAATGACAAGTTATGTTGAGCTCTGTGAGCTTGCAGAAGCCGATGATATTCTTATGATCGACGCTCCTCTTCAAAAATGCCCTTCAATGGCTATCAATGACTGCGGAGACTGCACAGTAATAATAGATCACGATCAGATTGCAGGCGTTACAGATCTTCTGACTGTTCTTGCTCATGAACTTGGTCACTGCGAGACCATGTCGTTTTATACCGAACACAGCCTTGAGCTTCGGGAACGTATGGAATATCGAGCCAATAAATGGGCAATAAAAAAACTCGCCCCGAAGGACGAGATGATTACAGCAATGAAAGACGGGAATACAGAGATATGGCAGCTTGCCGAGTATTTCGGCATTACCGAGGATATGGTGAAATTTGCTATGTGGGTGTATTTTGATAAGCAGATTGATTAAAGGACGTGACATTATGTTCAAAAAATGCTACAGATGCGGTAAATATTTTTTGTTTTTTCAAATAAATGAATATGGCAGATGTAAGCAGTGTGAAGAAGCTGCACAAGATGAAAAATGGAGAAGTGAAATCAAAGAGCAGAAAGCTCTGAAAGATAAGCGCCTCGATACAAATGCCGAGTTGAAGTGCTCCACACCTGTCACGCCTGCGAGTAATGTTCAATCTTCTCCGGAAAAGAGAGGTCTTGTTCTGACATATGAGGATTTTGTTGAAGATGATGAAATCTCCAAAATAAAAGAAAGATTTATAGCATTTGATGTTGAGACTACAGGACTAAGCTCCGCCTTTGACAGAATTGTAGAAATAGGAGCGGTTGTTTTTGAAAACGGTGCCCCTGTTAAGTCATTCAGTACGCTTGTCAATCCCAATGTTTTGATACCGCAATCCGCAACAGCAATAAACCATATAACAAACGAAATGATAAGCACTGCTCCGTCTGAAAAGAGAGCTTTTTCGGATTTGATTAGTTTCTGGGGCGATGTTTTGGATATGCAAACCATTTTGTGTGCCCATAATGCAAGATTTGATATGGACTTTTTATCGGAAACTCTTATGCGGTTAGGCTATGACGGAAAAATAAAATATATAGACACTCTTAGGCTGTCTAAAAATATGATTTATGGGGTAGAAAACCATAAGCAACAAACATTGGCTAATTATTTTGGAATAGTAAATAGCCATGAACACCGAGCTGCTTCAGATGCAAAGGTTTGCGGTGAGATACTGCTGAAACTGATCGATATGAAAAATGAAGAGGCAGAACGTAAAGAGCGGGAAATCAACAACGTTAAAGAGCGTATCAGGCTTCTGCAAAACGAATATCAGAATATGCAGGCTCAGCTGACCATAAATCCTATAAATTCAAGAGTTTCATTACAGGATATCAAAAACCTGAATAATCAGGGCAAGGGTTTCGATAAAGGCATTGCATATTGGGAGCAGGGGGAGAGCCTGCGAAAAGCCGAGAGCATAGAGGCAGCAATCAAGCTGTTTGATGAGGCAAGATATAACGGCTACTGTGCTCCTGCACTTTACGAATCATATGCAATGGCGTACCACAAAATAAAGGACCTGGATAATGAGATCGATATACTGAACGAGGGTATAGAACGGCTTGATGATAGTATTTACGTCTGTGAAAAATTGATGATACGAAGAAATAAAGCCGTCCATATGCTGATAAGAAAACTTGATCAGCAGCGGGAACGTCAATTCAAAGAGATGAAAAGGCAGGAAAAGGAAGCTCAAAAAGAGCAGGCAGCCAACAAGCCTAAAAAGGTTCAGGGACGAGCTATTTTGAAGCTATCCGATGACATGGAACTGATAGAGCGGTATGAAACAGTTGCTTCTGCTGCACGGGAAAATAGGATAAGTCCTAAAAATATCAGAGATGCAGCCAACGGTGTTTACAAGCACGCTGGCGGATTTGTTTGGAGATATGCAGATGAAAGCAATTCAGAATATCAAGGCAATGAATAATAAATGGTTATCTAACAGGAGGTATGTAAGATGTCAAAAAAATGCTTTTTAATTTGTCCAATCGGAGAAGCAGGCAGCGAAATAAGAAGAATTTCAGATATTGTGCTTAAATATATCGTTACACCAGCATGCCAAGAATTTGATTATGATGTTATCAGATCTGATACAGAATTCACTGTAAACAGCATAAATGAAGATATTTTTAATCATCTTGATAACGATGAACTTGCTATTGCCGATCTTACCGGGCTCAATCCTAATGTCTTTTATGAAGCAGGATACAGAAAAGCTAAGGGGCTCCCATTGATACATATAGCACGAGAGGGTACAGCGCTTCCTTTCGATATAAAAACAATCAGAACTTATTTTTATGACATTGATATAGATAAGGCTGACAGTGCTAAAAATACTTTGATAAAGGTCATTGGTAATATTCAGCCTGAAAATAGAAAAATAGTACAAAAAGCGCCTCAAAGCGCTACTGTTCAGAATGAAGGAATCACCAAAGATGCCAAAAAGTTATTGAAAGCGTTATACAAAGAGTATGAGAATAAAAAGTCCCATGGCTTAAGCAGAAGCGAAGCGGCTGCATTTAACGATATAAGAGAAATATGCAGGCTTTCTGATATGTGCGTTGATGATATAAAAGAACTTTACGGAGAACTTGCTGCTATTGGATACCTTGAGTATGAAAGTTCAGACATGTTTGAAATAGTCATTAGCAATCTTACAGGCAAGGGCATAAAATACGGAGAAGAAAACTTTGACGAGCCATCTTACACCATGTTGCTTAAGGAAATTGTTGATAAATATACTTCTCGAAAGGGACCTATTCATTCAGACAGTTTAGCCGGATATCCGATTAGTGATTTTTCTATCTTAAAATCAGAAGGCTTAATTATAGAAACATCAAAATATTTAAACGGTAAATTTGCAGTCAAGCCAACAGATAGGGGTATAGCAATGATAGCATCAATGAATTAAAATAAAAAATTCCCCGCTCGATGTTGCAGCACCGAACGGGGAGAGGGATATGTATAAAATACACACACCACAGTAACTGTATTTTATCATATCCTGACGAAAAAATCAATAGGAGTGATAAAAAATATGCAAACCGCCGTGATATACGCCCGGTATTCGTCCGACAAGCAGACGGAGCAGTCCATTGAGGGACAGCTCTACGACTGCTACAATTACGCCAAGCAGCACGATATAACAGTCGTGCGGGAATACATAGACCGAGCCATGACGGGCAAGAACGATGACCGCCCCGCCTTCCAGCAGATGCTTCATGAAAGCGCCATGCACAAGTGGGATAGTGTTATTGTGTGGAAACTTGACCGCTTTGCACGCAACACCATAGACAGCGCCGTAAACCGTCAGATTTTAGCTAAAAACGGCGTGAAGCTGCTGTCCGTCATGGAGAGCTTCGGGGACGATGCCAGCGGTCAGATGATGACCCATATCATTGAAGCAATAAACGAATACTACAGCGCCGATCTTCAGGAAAAGACTATCCGAGGAATGCGCCAGTCGGCAATGAAGGCTCAGACCACAGGGCATATTCCGCTGGGTTACAAGGTAGTTGATAAGAAGCTGGTCATTGATGATGATACCCGAATTATCCCCGAAACTGTGTTCAGGATGTACGCAGAGGGGGAGAGACTCACTGACATAGCCGAGCATTTAAACTCTCAGGGCTATCGCAACCGCCGAGGCAGACCGTTTACCACAAACAGTTTTTACAATATGCTGGCTAATGAAAAATACATAGGCATTTACAAATACGATGATATTGTGATTGAAGGAGGCATACCGCAGATGATACCCAATGAAGTCTTTGAGGCTGTAAGAGAGAAATTGATTATAAACCGCAAGAGAGCCGCCAAGAACACCGCCAAAGCCGACTATTATTTGTCGGGTAAATTATACTGCGGTCATTGCGGAGAGCCTATGAGCGGGCTGTCAGGCACAGGACGCAACGGTGTCAAACACTATTATTACCGCTGTAACGGCGTGCAGAAAAAGTCAGGCTGCCACAAGAAGCTGGAAAATAAATATCTGATAGAGGACGAGGTGTGCAGAGCAGCACGGTCGGCGTTTGAGCAGATGGACAAGGCGGAGACCGCCGAGACCATTTGTCAGATGTATTTGCAGACGGTCAGAAATGAGTATGCGCCCGATGAGCTGGAAAAGGAGCTGACCGAATGCACTAAGCAGGCCGAGAACGTGGTGAATGCCATAGCTCAGACAGGCGGAAATCAGCTGCTTTATGATAAAGTCAGGGAGCTGGAAGAGCGCAAGGAGCAGCTCAGCTCCGCCCTCCGATTGTCTCAGGCAATGACCGATAATGTGCCATCAGTTGAGCAGATCACTGTGTTTATAGATGATATCCTCGCAACCGATATCAACACCACCGAGGGCAAGAAATCTATCGCCGACATCATGATATCAAAGGTGTATGTTTACGACGACAAGCTCACGGTCATTTTCAAGGACAAGGACGGCAAAAGCGTTGATATACCGCTATCAGCCGTGTCAGATAGCTCCTCAGCGGATTGTGCTCCCTCTGCGCTGGGGAGCCACATAGTTCAAATCCGAACTCTTCACAGGGTTCGGATTTTTTTGTGTTTTATCCGGGGAAGGCTGTGTTTGGGGTGATTGTCAGCAGATAATAAGAGTGCCCAAGTTTGCCTTGGACACCGGAATTTGCTTTTCCTTTGAATACATTTTTTAGAAATTGCCAATAAGAGTTTCAAATATTTCGATAAGTTTTTTGGATTCGGAGTCATCAGGAAATAAACCTTGATAATCTCTGTCGGAAAAAATGATATTATATTTATCACAGTCTAATGGATAACTGCCTATATCCATTGAGGCATTTTCAGAAAAATTCCACAGGGCTTCAATAAATCTGCGTGCGGTTCGTCCTTTGACGATCTTGCTTGTATTCGTTACGTTGTTAATGACCTTAGTATCCTTGACAGAATTGATAATTATCGAATATTTTCTTGATATTTCGGGACCTGTGATTCTGTATTTATGTTTCTCATAGGTAATGTGAGAACCAAGTTTTGCGATAACATCGGAAATACTCGTGATTGTAGGAGCAGTAGAAATCCATCTATAATTCATATAGAATGGAACATTAGAACAGCCATACTCTGTGAAAAGCACGATAATAACAGCAAGCTTACCTGTAAAATATACATCGGCAAGAGTATCTTCAATCGTGTCTATAAATTCAGGATTGCAGAAGTCTGTAGTTATCAGGATAGTTTTCTCATCTCCTCCAACTGTATTGTGTGAATGAGCGTACCCCGAAAGGCTTTTTATTAAGGACTCAATTCTCATTCCATATCTGAAAATGGCGTGCATATAAGGGAAAACATCGGTAGTTTTTTTGCCGTATGGATACGTGTTTATATCTGGAGAGATTTTTTTGTCTTGAAACATATCGTCTATGTTGTCAGCAATACATTTGCCTGATACTATCTTATCAAGAAGGCAAGACAATGGAACAGGATTCGAACACGCTCTTTCGATATGGTCAAAAAGATCACTGACAGATCTTCCTCGTGCTTCTGCTGATAAGCTGTTTATGGAAGACTGTGTTTCTCTGTCCGTAAATATGCTCATTTTTTATACTCTCCTTTGATCGGGTATTTTGTTGTTATGAGAAAAATCATTAAGTGCATCGATAACCTTGTGATAAATAAGCTTGTTCGGACATCGGCTGAAATCTGCAAATATCACGATTCCCGATTTGTAAAAATGTTCTGCAATCGCAGCGGCACAGCCTGCACTCCTGCTCTGACCATAATCGCATTGACAGACGATATCTCTGCCGCTGTTATATGCATCATAGATAAACCGAGCCAAATCATCTGCAAAATCAAATGTACTGCTGTATTTCTCATATTCACGCTCAGACCATACATCAATATCATCATAAGGGCAATAGTAAACGTCACTGCATATATCCTCGTATTTTATATGCTCTGTTTGGGGATCATAAAAGCTGATGACAGATGTGTTTTTGGGAAAAATTCCGCTTCTTATGGCTTTTTCAGCATCTTTTCTTGAATAGATAATTATATCATTCATTCAGTTATATTATCTCTTCGTCATTATCATTCAGTATGACAATGTTCTTGTCGGGGCAAAGAGTTTTCAGCATATCCGGTTCGTCTGTATGTATTGGGATTATCTTTTCGGGTGCAGTTTTTTCAATAACCATTCTGATATCTTCGTGGGAAGCGTGTCCGCTTGTGTGAAGCGGCTCCCAGCGGTCTGCAAGCTCAAGAAAAGACGGAATAGTGCTATCGGGCTTTGTGCGGTAGCCGTCCCACATTGAATAAAGGATAATGCTTTCCGATTTATTGAACTTCTGAACTATTTCCCTGAAGCGTCGGTTATCTCTTACTGCCATTACAAAGCCTCGTTCAATAAATCTGTCAAGTATCTTATCGCTGTAAATGGTCTTTTTAATATTCTGATAGAACTCGGAATATTTGCCCCAATGCTTTTCTACGGATTCCAGCAGCTGATACTGATAGCTGTCACACAGAAAATATTTACCTGTAGGAACAGCCCTTGACAGCGCACATATCCTGTCAAGATTAGTTGATGCACAAAGTACGAACACGTACTTATACTTATTGATATATTCCTTGACCTTTTGCTGCAGGTCATATTCGGTCACAGGTACTGTATCGGGACGGCTGAGCGTTGTTCCCTCAATCACAAGGGCATCGACCTTTCTTACAAGCTTATCCATAATTTTCGGAACAGCTTTTCCTCTGAAACCGTGAGTTCTGAAATCGCCTGTGTAAAGCAGCTTTTTGCCGTCAGCTTCAATGAGGAACATATAGCTGTCGCAGGCGGAGTGGTCGATCGAAAACGGTGTTATATGAATATCGCCTATCGTAAATTCAACGCCCGGTTCAAAGGTTTTTATTGAATTTATACGTTTTTCAAGTTCATTTGTGTTTTTTCTGCTGTGCTGTGACGAAAGCAGCATAATATCCTTTGCAAGAGGACCTGCATATAAGGGAATATCCTTTCTGATACGGTCCATCTGTCCGATATGGTCACCGTGATAATGGGTAAAAAGCACAGCGTCACAGCTTCCGTTTTCATCAGTTACTCCGGGAATGACAAGGGGTTCCAATCTGAAATCGGGGGCGAGTGAAAGCTCATCGCCCATATCAATGATAATACGGGTATTGTCCGTGCATATTTCGGCTGCAATGCCGCCTATCTGATGTGTACCTCTGTGTATCTTTATTTTCATATGCTCTTCCTCCTGCAATACTTTTTATGATAATTATATCATATTGCTGCGACAACGTGGTGGCATAGTGAGAATTTTATATACAAATTTTTTGATTGCCCTGAATGTCCGATCTGTAAATATATCCGAGCTTTATAGTATCGTTATCGATTGGAAGCTCCATACCGCCGAAATTTGTTTTGGCATTTGCATCGTAAGGCATTACAACAATTGCTTTTATTTCGAGTTTCTGAGGGATATCTCCTCCGAATCCGAAGAATTCCCACCATTTATCGCCGCAATCGCTTCTCAGAAGCTCACGGATAAAGGTGGCATAAGCCACAGCCTGATGCATGACCTTTTCGGGCGGCTCGCTTTTTGAATAGCTGTCTTTGAGCTCAAGAACAGCAAGCTTTGTACCTCTTCCCTTTCCCACACGGGCAAGGATATCAATACCGCTTGAGTTGGAATACTCTATAATGCCGTCTTTGGCAGAGCTTGCTTTTATAGTGGTAGGCATCTGAAAACGTGCGCCTGTATCGCCTATCATAACAGGCCGGATATATGGAATTTCCTTTCCAACGGAGCTTTTCTGTGAAAAATTTTTCAGCAGCTCACATTCCATATCGTGTTCGGGCTCGCTCAGTGCCTTTTTTACACTTTTATCTGTATTTATTTTACTGTCAAGTTCAAGATATATCCTTCGGAAATCCTTTGCTTCATCGCTGTGCCAGAGAAGCTTTCCCATTTTAGAATAGACAATAAGAGCATCAAGCTTTTTGCCCATCTCAGCAGTATTAAAAGCATTTGTAAGTAATTTTTTAGGTGGGGTCACTTTTAAATAGATCTTATCGGTATTGCTTACGTCGGTGCTTACTTCTGCCACACTCTGACCGTGAAACCGAAGCTCAAAAATAATGGCAGCTGTAGATGCCGCATTATTTTTTGCAGTTGTAAGGTTCATATATAAGTGAAACGGCTCGGTAACATAAAAGCTGCTTCTGGCTTTCTTCATTTTATCTAAGCTTTCACTGTTGAGCAGGTTTATGTAACCGTCAAAACGTGACTGCCATTCGGTGTTTAGTTTTAAAAGCTCTCTGACCCTGTTAACTGTTTTTGAGTAATCTTCCATAATATCTCCCTTTCTGCTTTTGAATATATTATATACAATAAGCAGTTTTTTGTCAATTGATTTAATGAAATGTACAAAAGGACAAACCAAATACAGCATTTTGTACAAAAAATGTTTTTTTCTATTATATTGCCGTTATGCTGTCGTGAAAATATGGTATAATAAAGAAAAACATCTTGAAAGGGCGGTATAAGGTTATGGCAGATAAGCAGAATGTCCCTCAATATATAACTGCGTATGGATTGGAAAAGGAGCAATATGACATTGTAAAAAAAGCTCTGAAAAGCTTAAAAGCTGATTATATGCTCAGAGATCCTGATGCGCTTGTTGAAGAGGACCTTATAGGATTTAACAGCACTGTGCTTATCATCAATTCTGAAAAGCTGTCTGATGAAGGACGGGTTATGCTGTTTGAGTTTTATAAAGAGCTTTGCGGTCAGTTTGATGAAACGGTAGTATGGCTTGGAAAAATTCCTTTGCCCACCGAATTGAAAAAGGGCTTTAAGTACTATGAGAGCTTTGACGATATGATAGATGAGCTTAAATACATACTGTTTAATGCCAGAAAAAGGAGAAGCAGATCTGTTGGGTTTTGCAAGGTGCTTACATACGGAATACAAATTTTATCCCTTATAAGAAATAAGCCCGGTATAAAAACTTCGGAAATAATCGAGAAAACCGAGCTGCCACAGCGTACTGTTCAAAGATATATCAAGTCATTACAGGTGGCAGGAGAGCATATAGAATATGACTACAAGCTCAAAGGCTGGAAGCTTTCATTTGGGAAATCAATTTTATTCGGAGATTATTTCAATGAACAGAAATAAAGCACTGGGGCTTATTTTGTCAATGAGTCTGACATCGGACAGAAGAAAAAGGAGCGGTAATATGGCAGCTTTATATGGAAAGAAGCGTTGTGCATCCTGTGAATATTGGAGCGGTGTAAGGGCACCTGATGCCTGTGCCGAGCGTTCAAAGTGCGGCGCAAATGAGGACGGACTGTGCAACAATACAAAGGCATCATTTTACAAAAGAAAAACCAAGGCTGATTACAGCGGCTGCTCCAAATGGGAAAAATGGAGCAAGCTTACAAAAATGAGATGACTGATAAAAGAGTTGAGGCTTTTGAGGAGGCAATACCCTCGGAGAGCGCCTGTACTTATGATATTGCTTGAAAATTTTCCGCAGGATATTTGGAGAGCAATGTCATAAGTACTATGACGTTAGTTGTGGCACAGCCACGACTAAAACGACAGCAAAGCGGATAGCTCCCGACAGGGAGCAAAAAAGCAGTTCTCGATACCGCATAGTGAAATGTGGTGTCGGGGGCTGCTGTTTTGTTTAACCGTGCAGATTGAGATTGTGCATAATAATATGATGTTCCACCGGAACATTTCAAGAAGTTTACCGTTGTTCATATAGTATTGCAAAATGATTTGCAAAAAAGTTTAAGCACGCCGCATATCACGAATTTTGTTGCTAAATTGTGAATTGACACTATCAGTAATAGTCAGTAACTATCAAACTGTATCAGTGGTTGTCATTTTTGAGGAGCTGTTGTTCATAATTGCACCAAAACAGCGTTTGATATAATATAGATATGATATATCAAAAATATTTTGGACGTCCAATATAATAAGGTGTAATAAAATGAAAATCAAAACAGCATCAATATGTCAGCAATGCCCCCGAAAAAGCAGATGATATTCCCGACAAGCACTTTGTGGAGAGCGTAAACACGCTTGATTACTGTGAGTAAATATTTGACTGCTTTCTTAACGGAAACAAGGAAGAAAGACTGCTTATGAAGAAGGAGGTGGAATGCTTTGAGCAGAGAATTTACTCATACAGACGAGAGTGCATTACCTGTGTGGCTGGGGGAAAAGGAAAGGATAAACGAACCGCTGTTTTGTGAGGAGAGGTTGAAAGACTATCGGAAAACAGACGGGACGTTAATCCCCGAATGACGTTATATTAGCGGTTAGGTAACGTTTATCTGATTGAAAATTGGAAGTTGTCAGTTTCCTTCTTCAATCTTTATCGCTTCGGTTTCCACCCAAGCAGGCTTGAAACCGCTGTTATTGGCGATATTTTGTAACTGAATATTCGCAACAGCGGTGCCGTAGAATGGAATGTCACCCATATCAATAATTTTGTTCTTCAACAGAGTTACAAGATAGGAGCCAATTCCCCTTGAACGGTAATCCGGAAGAACATCTATTCCAATCTGTTGCCAATGCGGTGCATCTTCCGAACAGCCTGCCATACCCATGATGGTGTCCCCATCATGTGCAACTACAACAATTCTATCAGGTCGTACAGGACAGGGTGTAGGAAAGGCAATCGCGTTCGGAAACCGTGGATCACCGTAGAATGGTCTAATCTCACTGTAGTAAAGCCACTTCACTTGGTAGTGTTCTTCAACATCGATATTGCAACAAGGTAAGAACATGTGATGTGTTGGATTCAACTGATAGCCATACTTCTTCAACTCTCCATTTAGTTTCATGAGATTATCAAATTCAAATAGGCTGTGTCCTTCCACGGTTTTGCTCCAATCGTACAGGAACTCATGTAAGCATTCATCTGCCATAATTACAGTATTCGCTCCAAGTGTCACCATTTGCAGGAATGGTTTACCGGGACTGTAGCTTCTTCTTCCCTCATTCAGTGCCGAGATGGTGATGATATTCTCCTTCGCCTGTAAATCTGCCGGGGTACAGTTGAAATCAAGGGACAACTGCTTTAGGAGCTTTTCATAGTATTCTTTGAACCTAATTTCCATACTTTTTCCTTTCTACAAGTTCCGATATGTCGAGCAGTTTAGCTACCCGATTTATTTCATTATACTCCAAAGAGGAAATATCGTCAAGGGATAATAAGAAAAAAGGGTAAATCACGTTGGAGGTTTCAAGTGAATACGGACAAGTTACACTCCATTTGTTGCGTAAATACACGCCTTACACACGGCATTTACACACATTGAATGACGCATTATAGCCGTTTACACGCCTACACACCACTTTTTTGATTCTATATACGGAGGTGAGATTTATGGTGATAGAGCTTAACAGAAAAACTGAATACAACATTCCCGAAGAACAGCTTAATGCTCTTGCGATGAGCTTTTACTATGCAATGCTTGAATACTTTCAGTCCGAAAAGGGACAGGCTGAGTTTGCACAGTTCCTTGAAATGCAGACCGAAAAGCAGGCTGCATAATTACTTTTTCGGCATAATATATATGGATTTCATTTTAGGTGTGTAGGCGTGTAACCCTTTATTTATAGGCATTTGAGGTGTGTATTTGGGTGTGTATTGGGAGTGTGGAATGTGTAGAAATAATCTTGAATTTATCGCTTTAAAGCGTTGACGAACAAGTGAAAATATGATATACTGATTATGATAAGAAATAAAAATTCAAACGAAATGGAGGAATGAAAATGAATGCAGTAATATACGCCAGTTATTCCTGCGACAATCAGCGTGAGGAGAGTATCGAGGGACAGCTTCGTGAGTGCAGGGCATTTGCGGAGCGTAACAATTACACGCTGATAGATACATATATCGACAGGGCAATGTCGGCAAAAACAGACAACCGTCCCGAATTTCAGAAAATGATAAAGGATAGTGCAAAGGGTCAGTTCAATGCGATCATCGTCTGGAAACTCGATAGATTTGCCCGCAATCGTTATGACAGCGCACATTACAAAGCAGCTCTGCGTAAGAATGGTGTCAGGGTCATATCTGCAACTGAGGTCATTTCCGAGGGCGCATATGGAATTATTCTTGAATCGGTTTTGGAAGGGTATGCGGAATATTACTCAGCTGAACTTTCGGAGAAGGTTATCCGTGGTATGACGGAAAATGCTCTGAAATGTCAGTACAACGGCGGATTTATTCCTGTTGGCTTCAAGATTGACGAGAACAAGCACTATCAGCTTGATGAGCTTGTTGCTCCGCTGGTGCGTGAAGCGTTTATGATGTATGTGAACGGCAAGCCTATAAAGGATATTGTGGAGTTTCTGAATAGTCACGGGGTTTTGTCCTCACAGGGAAAGCCACTGACAAAATCATCGGTTTCGACTATATTGTAGAATCGCAAGTACATAGGGGAGTATCAGTACAGAGATGTTGTTGTTCCCAATGGTGTTCCGGCAGTTATTTCAGAGGAGCTTTTTGCCCTTGCACAGGCGAGGCTTGAAAAGAACAGACACGCTCCTGCGGCAATGAAAGCTGATGTGAAATATATTCTTTCAACCAAGCTGTATTGTGGCGAATGCGGTGGTGCAATGGTAGGGGAATCCGGGACGAGCAGTACCAATGGAAGGGTATATCACTATTACAAGTGTGCCAATGCCAAAAAACATAAGTGCGGCAGAAAGGCTCTCCGCAAGGCTGAGATTGAGGATATTGTTGTAGAGCGTACTGTTAAAACTGTAATGAATGATGCCGTTCTTGACAGCATTGCAGAGCGTGTATTTGAGTTTCAGAACAAGGAAAACACGGTGTTGCCCCTTTTGCAGAATGAGCTTGCAGATGTGGAAAAGGCAATCGGCAACTTTAAGAAGACTATTGAAATGGGAGTTATCACAGAATCCACAATGGCACGTTTATCCGAGCTTGAACAGCAGAAAAGCGACATAAAGGATAAGATCGCTAAGGAGAAAATCAAGTCTGCGGTGCTTTCAAAGGAGCAGATTATGTTCTGGCTTTATAAGATGAAGGACAGCGATATTCTTAATGAGGACAATCGTGAGCGTATCGTTGATACTTTCATAAATTCCATATACGTCTATGATGACAAGGTTGTTATCAATTACAACTGTCGGGAAGATTCGGAAACGATTCTTCCCGATAATTTGGGGGAGAGTTCGTATTTGAGGATCGTGGGGGAGCCAAACAATTCTAAGCACTAACCATCGAGAAAAGGTATAGAGAGTGATATTTGTGAATCTCTTCCTTTGAACGATGGTTAGTGTCGTTTTATACAGTTTTATTGTGTTTATTTGAAGTATGGAAGGTCAAGCCTCCGTATGCGTACATTTTGTATGCGTATGGAGGCTTTTTTTGTTGCTCCGAAAAGGAGACTAAAAATGGAAAATTATATAATAGATGATATTCTTAAAATACTCAGTGATAATACCGTATATATTCCCAAGAGCGTAGCACAGCGCAGTGATGTATATGATGTCAGCAAGTCTTTGTTTGGAGTGATATTCACCGATTGCGTTGATAATCTCAGGGCATACGGAAGCAGTATCGACGGTGAAACAGTCGGTAAAATGATGAAAGCGTATGTTATGGATATGTCTATATCGGATATTCAGTGCGAATGTCTGTGTTCACCGTCAATGGCTTCGGCTGCAAGGAGTGAAACTGTCATGCTCATCAACAAGACTGATCTTTCGGAATGTTTGCGGGAAAGACAGTTGATATGATATGCAATACCTCATAACACCATTACTTGAAGTGCTTAATCCTACAAATACGGTTTCAAGGAACAGGCTGCTGTCTTTCGCTATTGGCAATGCAGAAGCGGAGATATATAACTGCCTTATCGCTAAGCACGTCTATTACAATAATCTCGGCAAGCTCACGGAGGGCGGCTGGTTCTATTCGACTGTTAAGGACCTTCATCTTAGCAGCGGTTATGCTGAAGATGCGCAGAAAACAGCTATCCGTCATCTCATCAAGCACGGTCTTATTGAATCGGAGCTTAAAGGCTTGCCTGCCAAAAGATATTTCAGGATAATTCTCGATGCGGATAAGCTTGCATCTCTGTTGAGATCGGGCGAAGAAGCTCAGGAAGCTATTGCAATGAAATATGATGAAGAGCTTGAAAAGAGAAAGAAGCGCAGATATAACAGAAAGCATCGTCTTATAGAGGTAACAGCTTTTGATTCCGTTCAGAGCGTTCCCGACGATGAAAAATCCAAGGCTGTAACGAACCTGAATTCCGTTTCAGGCGCTGATGAATCCAATTCCGCTCGGCTCATCGGTAACAGCAGTGATAATTCTGTTAGCAACTCTTTTTCTGCCGAAAATGCTTGTTCCGCTGATTATGGGGGAACAAGGTCAGCCGATGCACGGGGTAAAACTAAAGATAATAAAAATCAAAGTAATTGTTTTTCAAATCATTCATTCTCTCCGTATGCGTGCGATGAAAAAATTTTGAATGACGGAATGAAAACGGAAAGCAAATTATCTTTTCTTGAAATTCTCTCGGCTATGGGGCTTGACCTTGATGACTGGCATTATATCTACACCCGTGACCCGACTTCCGAAATGGATCTGATATACATTGACGAGGAAGAACGCAGGACAAAAACTTTGCATATTCCCGAATCATTCCGAAGTGACAGCAGCTATGTTCTTACGGCTTTGCAGTATCTTTCGGCATACAGCAATTATGCTTTTGACGATGACATGAAGCCGATGCCGAACAAGAATTTCATAGACATAACGTTGAAAATGCTGACTGAGTTTATTATGGCTGACAGTTTAAGGTTCAACGGGCAGATCATCGGCTACAAGGAAGTTCTTGATACGCTGAACGGTCTTATCCGAGAAAATTCGCTTTATGATTTCATTCTCAGCTTTCAGTACGAATGGAAAAAGATACTGAGAGAAAAAACGGAAAGCAGCATTCGCAACAAGGCGGCGTACATGAAGGTTTGTTTATGGGACTGGCTGAAACGCTGGATAATTGAGGAGTACAATCAGCTTGTGGGATTGGTTTGAGGTGGAGAGTATGATTGAACTTTTTATTGTTGCATTGGTTTTGGAGATTTGCAGGCAGGTGACTTTGTGCAAACTTTATGGCAGAAAAAATCACAGCACCCTTTAAAGTGCTGTGATTATGAACTGCTCGATAAATTGGAATTTTTGCTTTATTTAAATTATTTATGCTGTAAAAAGTTATAAACTCTTTGATTGAAATCCTTAGCTTCTTCATAAGCGGCATGTCCTAAATTATCATACATAAAGATTTCACAACCAAGTTTTTTTGAAATTTCCAAAGAAGCCGAGCCACTTACCACTTTATCCTGCATACCTCCAATTACAAATACCGGGCATTGAATTCTATCTAATTCATCATAAGCTTTACAACTAAGGCAAGCTTTTGCCAATACAATAAATTTTGGTACATTCTTTGGCTTTTGAAAAACCGTTAATAATGACATAAACGGTTTGTATCGTTTCACATAAATATCGGAATACATCTTTTCAGCCATATCTGTAATCAGCTTTTTCATATTATTCTGTTCTGTAATTTGAATCCAGTCATTGACTGTCCTTTCGACGGTTTCATTATTTTTCGAAAGTGTTACTGCGAGGACTAACTGATTTACTAAATCGGGTCTGTCTATTGCAAGATATTGAGCAATCATACCACCTTGTGATACACCAAAGACATCAGCATTTGTAATCATTAATGTATCCATTGCCATTGCTATATCTGCCGCTAAGTCTCTTACTGTTATGTTATCGCTAATATCTTCTCTGCGGTCAAACATATAAATTTTATAATCTTTTGCGAAAATTCGATACATATAAGCCAATGAAAATGCTGCCCCTTTAATGCTGCGGGTGCTAAGACCTTGAATCAAAATCAAAGGTTTCGTTCCCTTTCCAAAAGTAATGTAATTCATCTGCACACCCTGTATTTCTAACAGTTGTTCTTTTGCATTATAAAACATAAAATATTCACCACCAAATTCCGATATGTCGAGCAGCTTATGCCCGTTAAATAGATTATACCATACTCATCACAAAGATTCAAGAAATATTTCCGTAGAAAGGCAGGTGATTATTTGAAGAACAAAAGCTTAGAGGAGATAGAAAAATCAACAAAAAGCTTTCTGAGCGCATCGGAGGCGGCAGCCGTTCCGGGCATATTACCGTCAACGCTCAGAAAAAATCACAGCACCTGTTAAAGTGCTGTGATTATGAACTGCCCGATAAATTGGAATTTGACGAATTAAAGCTTACATATCATAATGTACTCTTCTTCGTTTTCGTCAGTTATTTCAAA